TATACAGTTGCCACAGTTGTATTAGCGAACGTCTTTTTTGCATAAGGTAAATTAATGGCACTTTCAGGAACAGTAGCATTTAGACCAGACGTTGAAGAAATAATAACTGAAAGTTATGAGAGATGTGGAATAGATCCGCAAACTCGTACAGGTGATCAAGCTGTTTCTGCAAGAAGGAGTTTAAATTTACTATTCTCTGAATTTGCCAATAGAGGAATAAATTACTGGGCTGTTACCCAGAGAACTCTTACTCTTGTAAATGGTACAACAGCTTATGAACTTCCAGCAGGAACAATAGACATTATTGATGCTGTAATTAGAGAGAACTCAACAGACCAGACTATTAATAGAGTGACAATTGCTGAATACAATCAGATACCAAACAAAACTACGGCAGGAAAACCTAGCCAGTTTATGCTAGATAAGCAGTACACTCCTGTTATTTATTTTTGGAATGTTCCAAACACAAGCACATACAGTATGGTTTACTGGGCAGTAAATCAACTTGATGATATTACAGCTTCTAATCAGGACACAGACGTTCCTTATCGGTGGTCTGATTGCATATCAGCAGGGTTAGCAGCAAAACTTGCAATAAAATATGCTCCAGATAGATTTCAGTTATTAAACGAATTGTACGAAAGGGCTTTTAACTTTGCAGCATCTACAGATAGTGATGGTGTAAGTTTACGAATACAACCAACAGCATTGAATTTGGCATAATGGCAAAATACGCAAAAGGCAAAAAATCATACGCAATAAGCGACAGGGGAGGTCAGAGAGTACGCTATACTCAACTAAAGACCACTTGGGATGGTTTGCGTGTCGCTGCTGACGAGTGGGAACCAAAACATCCACAACTTACTCCTGCTAAGAATATAATTGATGCGGAGCTTCTTTTTAAGCCAAGATCTGGTGGTCAAGACCGTGAAGATGTTGTTATTTATCTTGCCCACACCTTTGATCCTTTTTTACCAGTTCAAGAAAGACCACCTATTGGTTGTCCTGGTCATGGATCTCAAGGCACGATTGATGTAGATGATCTTGAAAGATTTCCAGAAGTTTCAGGTACATCTGGTACTGGTGCTGTTGGCTCTAGTTCGATTATTGAGCTTGGTGAAGTTGTTGCGAGTGCTGCAGGAGGTACTGGTGCTGTTGGTACAGAACTTGGCTTCTTGGAAGTTACTGGAAATGCAGGAACAGCAGGGGCAGGATCTGTTGGAATTGAAGCTACTGAGATTTCACTTAATGAAACAGGAGTTGCAGGCACTGGTGCTGTTGGTAATGAAGTTGTTGATATCCCTGTTTGGGGATTTGGAACTTGGGGTTCAGGAACTTGGGGTAATTAAATGAGCTACACAACATTAAAAGCAAATATACAGAATTTTCTAGAAGATGATTCAACAGAATTAACAGCTTCTATTGATGAAATTATTACTCAAGCTGAAGAAATGGTATTTCAAAGGTTGCCTAATCTCCCTTGTTTTAGAAAAGTAACAACAGCCAACTTAGTTGTTGGAACTTTTGATTACACTGTCGCATTAGCCAGAATGATAAGACAAGTCTCTGTAACTGATTCAAACGGCAATGTTATTTATTTAAATCACAGAGTAGATTCTTATTTAAGAGATTATTGGCCTAAGTCAGCAACGACTGGCCAGTCGATAATGTATAGCACGAAAAACGCAACAACTGCAGGAACAGTAATAACTCTTGCTCCTACGCCATCTGCGACTCTTGCTTACCAAGTTGACTTTATTGCTCCAGAAACTGGATTAAGCTCAAGCAATGCAACTACTTGGATCGACACCAATGCTCCTGCAGTTTTACTGGCAGCAGCACTTTATGAAACTTCTGCTTTCCTAAAGGCAGCAGATACGCTATCACTATATAAAACGCAATTTGATGAAGCTTCACAATTATTTGTTCAAGAAATGCAAAGAAACTATGCAGCAGAATACGAAGGAGGTATTTAAATGGCTTTAACACAGGCGATGTGTACATTATTTAAGAAGGACGTGTTGTTAGGTGATCATCACTTAGACACTGACACGCTTCATATTGCATTGTATACAAGTTCAGCAACGCTGAATGCAACAACAGACGGCTACATAACATCTAATGAAGTCGCAAACGGTAACGGTTACACGACTGGTGGTATTGCACTGGCGAGTAAAACAGTGGAAGAAAATAGTACCAGTGGGGTATTTGATTGTGCAGACCCATCGTTTACTTCGGCAACATTTACAGCAAGAGGGGCTTTGATTTACAACAAAACCTTGGGGGATGCTTCATCGAATGCTAGAGGTGCAATTGCAGTTTTAGATTTTGGTGGTGATTTTGCAGTGGTTGGGGGGACTTTTCGAATAGTGCTGCCTGCCAATAGTGCCAGTAACGCAATAATAAGGATAGATTAATATGGCAAGCAGTTATGACAATAATTTACGCCTGGATGAACTTGCTACAGGAGATGGAAGTGGAACGTGGGGCACTACCACAAACACGAACCTAACCTTAATCGCTGATGCTTTAGGATTCCAATCATTTACAGTGGCTAACGCTAATGCTGATGATTTAATTATTCCAAACGGAACAGAGACAAATAACGAAGCAATTAGTCTTTATGTTAAACTGACTGGTGGAGATCAGGCTGCCACAATTACCCTTGGGCCAAATACAGTAAAGAAACTCTGGATAATTGAAAACTCAACAAGTCATGTAATGACGCTGACGCAAGGCAGTGGTGCAGATGTTATTCTTGCTTCAGGTGTAACGAAAATGGTTTATGCAAACGGTACAGGGTCAGGTGCATCAGTTGTAGACGCTTTGGTTGGTCTAGAAGTCGGCACAACACTTTCCATTAAAAATGCAGCAACAGGTGATAATAGCACGGCACAGTTGTTTTTACAGACAGCGGAAGCAGACATTCAAGCGAACGATGTATTAGGTAAAATAAACTTTCAAGCTCCAAATGAGGGTGAAGGCACAGACGCTCTTTTAGTATCTGCTGCAATTCAGGCTATATCAGAAGGTGACTTTAGTTCGTCTAGCAATGCCACGAGTTTAGCGTTTATGACTGGTGCTTCAGAAGCTGCTGCTACTAAGATGACGCTTTCGTCAGCAGGTGATTTAACTTTGACTTCAACAACAGCTTCAAGCAGTTCTACTACTGGTGCAGTAAAAATTGGCGGTGGATTAGGTGTTGCTGCTGACTTATTTGTTGGTGATGACTTAGACGTAACTGGTGCTGTTGTAATTGATGAGACTGCCCTCGTTACAGGCGTTTTAACTACCACAGCGACACAAGTAGCAACTGGTGGAATTACAAGTGGTTCAAATATTGTTTCTGACACAGACAGCACTGACGATCTTGGTACAACTGGTGCTCGTTGGGCTAACTTGTTTGTTGATGCGATCACTGCAACCGATCAAATAACAGCCACTGGATTTACTGGTACATTAGACGGTATTCTTGGGTCGGGGGCTGCTGCCGCTGCAACTGTAACAACTCTTAATACAAGCGATGTTGTTAACTTAAATCTCACTACTGATTCAACTAGCTCAACTTCAGGTGCTTTGATTATTGACGGTGGTGTTGGTGTAGCTAAGAAGTTGTTTGTCGGTGAAACTCTTGCCGTTACAGGCATTGCCACCTTTACTGACGATATAATCATTGGTGATGGTAAGACTATTGGCTCTGCTAGCACTGTAGGTGCTATTACTATTGCCTCAGATGGCGATATTACTCTTTCTGCTGATCTTAATGTTGGAGCAAACTTTGATGTTACTGGCAACGCTGTAATTGATGGCACTGCCCTAGTAACAGGCGTCCTGACCACCACGGCTGCGACTGTCTTTAATGGTGGGTTTGCTGCTAATGCAGCCTCAACAGTTGATGGCACTTTATCAACCTCTGGTGGACTAGTTCACCTAGGAGACGCAAATACCTCCCTAGATTTTGGCACTGACGTACAGACATTCTTTGTAGGAGGAGTCAGAGCTTTAGACCTTAATACCGCAGCAATAGTCTTTAACGAAGGTGGTGCAGACGTAGACTTCCGAGTCGAGAGTAGCGGCAATGCTAATATGCTGATTGTTAATGGTGGTAATGATAGAGTTGGTATTGGTGCTGACCCTACTGCTGTAGCTACTGGGCAATTTATCGTAGTTAAAGAAGGCAATTCTGCCATTCAAGAGGCAAACTCTTATAGGGCTTCACCAGGTGGGTCAGTAATTGTTCTAAGCCATTCAAGAGGAACATCTCAAGATTCGTTTACAATTTTAGCTGACAATGACCAGTTAGGTAGAATAACTTGGCAAGCTGCTGATGGCACTGATATGACTACAGAAGGTGCTCAAATACATGCTGAAGTATCTGGCACTCCAGGTGAAAATGATATGCCTACTGCTATAGTTTTTTCTAATACTGCTGATGGTGCATCCTCTATTACAGAAAGCATGAGGATTGACCAAGCAGGTAATGTTTTTATAGGCACTGCCGACACTAACATAGCTGTTGAGGGGACTGTTTTATATGGTACTGGGAACGAGGGAGTTTTACAGTTGAGCTCAACAGCTATGACTCCTCTATATGTAAACCGTAGCAATGATGGAGTTTTAATTGACTTCAGGTCCGCAGCAGCTAATGAAGGTAATATAAATGTGTCTGGGAATACTGTTTCTTTAGTCGGTTTTTCAGGGAGGCACGAAAGTTCAGGTATTCCTACAAATACAGAACGTGGAACAGTTGTAAGTACAATAGATGAGCTTGACGTTTATCCGCAAACACAAAACGGGATTGGCTCAACTATAGAGCCTTGTCCAAAAGCAGGTCAAAAAAGATTAGACCACGCTAAAGTAAAAGTATCTGATTCCGTTGGTGACGCTTGTGTGTATGGAGTAGTTGCTGAATTTACAGCCCACGACAAACTTATAGTTACATCTCTGGGCATTGGCTCTGTCAGAGTAACAGGTGCTTGTGCTAAAGGTAATCTTCTTGAGAGCAACGGTGATGGCACAGCTAAAGTACAATCAGATGATATTGTAAGAAGTAAGACTCTTGGAAAAGTAACAATAGGCAGTTCAGATACAGGCGTTAAATTAGTTTCCTGTGTTATGTACTGTGGATAAAAGGATAAACAAACAATGGCAGTCACACACACATGGTCGGTAAAGGACCAACTTAAAACCAGAACACAGGACGGACTTTCCAAAGTTGTATTCTCTGTGGTATGGAAACTCTTTTCAGAAGAAACTGTAGACGGTAAAACATACACAACTTCCTCTGCAAACAAAATTAGTTTAAACACTGATAATCTTGACTCAAGCACTTTTATTGCTTTTGCAGACCTAACAAAAAATCAAGTTGTTGGTTGGGTAAAGACTAAAATTGACGCTGATATTGCTGAAGGCTTCGGTGTTGTCTGTGCGGAATGGGAAGCAGGTCATAAGCGTAATATTGCAAAACAAATCAACCCGCCAACAGCCGAAGAAAAAGCCTCTTGGGTTGCTTAATAATTTTAAGCACAATAAGGTTAATTAGAAGGATAATACAATGACTGAAGATAATACAAATGTAATCTCGATTAACGGAACAGATCACGACGTTAACTCTATGTCGAATGAACAAAAGCATATTATTAATCAGATCAAGGTGTGCCAAGCAAAAGCCAATAACTTGAAAGCAGAACTGCAAATATTTGAAGTTAGTCTTCAAGGTTTTACAAATGCTTTGATAAAAAGTGTAGAAGTTGAAGAAGTAGTTGAGGAAGAAGTAGCGAATTAAGATGAAAAACAAAAATACAGGTATTACAACTGAAGTTGCAGAAATCGATAAGAGGGTCGTTGCTTTGGAGACTGAAATCAGTATTCAATTTAAAGACTTGTATAATCGTATTAAGCGGATTGAAGCTTGGGCAATTGGGTCTGCTACTTCAATTATTCTTCTTTTGTTAGCAATACTGTATCGGATGTAAAATGTATGAATATGCCATTAAGGAAATTGTAAAAGTAGTTGATGGCGATACGATTGATATTCTAATAGACCTTGGCTTTGATCTGACTAAAAAAGAAAGAGTTCGGTTAGCAGGAATAGATACTCCTGAGTCTCGTACTAGAGATCTCGAAGAAAAAGCTATGGGTCTAGAGGCTAAAGACTTTCTCACTCGAAGATTAAAAGACGGGAAAGCTTCTGGTTTGCGTGTTAAGACAGAAAAAGATGGTAAGTATGGACGTATGCTTGGTTGGATATTGTGCGGTGAAACAAATATAAATAATGAAATGGTTTATAGAGGTTATGCTTGGGAATATGATGGCGGTACAAAAGCAAAAGACTTAGATCAACTTAGAGCAAAGCGAGGCTTAAACAATGAGCTTAATAACTAGTCTTATAGGTCCAGTAACTGGTATCCTAGATAAGGTTATTGAAGACAAAGATCAAAAGGCAAAGCTTGCACATGAGATTGCAACGATGTCTGATACTCACGCTCAACAGGCATTACTTTCTCAGTTGGAAATCAACAAGGCCGAAGCTGCTTCTGGCAGTTTGTTTAAAGGTGGGTGGCGTCCATTTATCGGTTGGACATCTGGGATTGCCTTTGCATATCACTTTGTACTTCAGCCTCTTTTAGTTTTTGTCTTAACAGCTTCTGGAGTAGATTTACCTGATTTACCTAAATTTGATATGTCTACACTTCTTACAGTCTTAGGTGGGATGTTGGGAATTGGTGGGTTGCGCTCGTATGAGAAAACAAAAGGCTTGACCAAATAGAAGAAGAGCCTTGCATTGTTTGTCAAACAATAAGAAAGGTGTGTTGGATATACACTGTTGAACAGAGATGGCGACAAATGAGAGAAGTGTGCCTTACTTGTCAAAAACGAGAAAAGCATAGGATAGAAGAAGGAAAAATTGAATGAATATAGATCGTCTAAGACAACAACTAGAAATAGATGAGGGATGTAAGTACGTTATTTATCTGGATCATCTCCATTTGCCCACACACGGAATTGGTCATTTAATTTTGAAAGATGACCCTGAATACGGTCAACCTGTTGGAACTCCTGTATCTGAAGATCGTGTTATTGAATGTTTTGAAAAAGACTTAGAAAGCGTACAGAAAGATTGTTACAGGTTGTATGATGACTTTGATGACCTTCCTGAGACTGTGCAAGAAATTATAGCAAATATGTTGTTTAATATGGGTCTGGGAAGAATGAAAGCATTCCAAGGTATGAAAAGAAATGTTGACGCTCGACAGTGGGACAAGGCAGCGGATGAAATGGTTGACTCACGCTGGTACAATCAAGTTGGAGAAAGATCGAAACGTCTAGTAGAGAGAATGCGTCAGGTTTAATATTGTATTATGGTAATATACGCTTTACTATACTAAATATTGTTATAGTATGGTAAAAGGAGTATATATATGGACGCTATAGTTTTAGCGGAACACCTTTTAAAAGACATTCGCCAGCGCAAAAAAGACTTTGCGGAGGCTTTGGCGAGTGGTTCATGCGATACGATAGAAACGTATCGGTTCACAGTAGGTCAAATACGAGGAATGACCTACGTTGAAGACTTAATTGTAACCTCGATGAAAGGCTTAGATTTAGATGACTAAGAAATTTTACGTTCCTGAGAAAAAAGTTATAGGAGCTTCAAGCCCTATACCTAAAGCAGTTGAAAAGGCATTCCCCAGAATAGAAGAATCTAAAAATTCTATAGACCCTTCAACTTTTAAAAACTCAACATTAGAGAGACTTCCACAACCTACAGGTTGGAGAATACTCGTTATTCCATATTACATGAAGCAGCAAACTAAGGGAGGCGTATTTATTCCAGACGATGTAAGAGACAAAGAAAGTTTCGCTACAGTCGCTGCTTATGTCATAAAGCTTGGACCAGACGCATATAAGGACTCTGATAAATTCCCATCTGGTGCCTACTGTGATGAGAAAAATTGGGTTCTTATGGGAAGATATGCAGGGAATAGGTTCAAAGTGGAAGGACTTGAGGTTCGTCTGATAAATGATGACAATATTATTGCGACAATACTTGACCCATCAGACGTTTCGTATGTATAAAGTAAACAAAGGGATATAAATATGTCTAGTGAAGCTCAAAATTTAGTAGAAGAAGAACAGGATACTTCTGTTGAGATAGATCAAGATGATCTTTCTGAAGGAACAAGCGTTGAAGTTTCTTCAGAAAATTCTGAATCAAACCGAACAAATGTTCGAGATGAAGAATCAGGCGAAGAACTTGAATCGTATAGCGATAATGTTAAGAAACGTATTAATCAATTGACTGCAAAAAGAAAGCAAGCGATTGAAGAAGCTGAAGCTGCTTATAACTTTGCACAACAAAAAGAACAAGAAAATCAACAGTTGAAACAAAAGCTAGGTCAATTAGACCAAGGCTACATAAAAGAGTACGACAATCGTATTAAGAGTCAATCTGCACAAGTTAAAGAAATTTACAAGCAAGCACATGAATCTGGTGATTCAGAAAAGATGGCTCAAGCTCAACAAATTATGTCTAAACTTGCTGTTGAAGAAGAAAGACTGCGTGTTCAAAAAAGTGAGTCAGCTAGAACGCAAGCTCAACGGCAACAGCAACAGCAAGTGCAGCAACCTCAACCGCAAGCTCAAAGGCAAGCTCAACCAGAAGATCCAAAATTACAATCTTGGCTTTCTAAAAACTCTTGGTTTGGTCCTGATAAGGTTATGACGAGAGGCGCACAAGCAGTGCATGAACAGTTAGTATTAGAAGAAGGATTTGATCCTTCTACTGATGATTATTATTTGGAAATAAACAAACGTATGAAAGTTGAGTTTCCTCATAAATTTCAGGAGAAACGTACAAGCGTCCAAGCCGTAACTCCTGCGCCTAATGGGCGGTCTGTGAAGTCTGGACGGAAGAAATCGGTGCAATTATCGCCGGGGCAAGTGGCATTTGCGAACAAAATGCGAATACCTTTGGAAACTTACGCTAAAGAAGTAGCGAAACTAGAAAATAAACGGAGTTAAAAATGGCTGATAGAACTAACCGAGAGACAGTATCTCGTGAAAAAACTGAAAGAAAAGCCCAATGGAAAGCTCCATCAACATTAGAGTCTCCAGAGGCTCCAATTGGATATAAGCATCGTTGGATTCGTGAGAGTGTTATGGACTTTGATGATCGTAACAATATTCACAAAAAACGGAGAGAAGGCTACGAATTAGTTCGTGCCGATGAGTACCCAGATTTTGACGCACCTGTAATTGACGAAGGTAAGAACGCTGGATGTATTGGCGTTGGTGGGCTTTTATTAGCTCGAATACCTAATGAAATTGTAGAACAGCGGAATGAACATTATAGCCAAATGGCTAAAAATCAAATGGAAGCAGTTGATCGTGATTGGATGCGTGAAAACAATCCCAATATGCCGAAACTAAATCCACAACGTAAATCTTCTGTGAGTTTTGGCTCTCAGAATAACAAGGAGTAATAAGAAATGGCAAATAAAGATGCCGCATTCGGAATGCGTCCTGTCAGCAGAATAGGGGGAACCCCTTATACTGGAGGACAAAACCGATACAGAATTGCTAATAACTATGATACTAACATATTTCAAGGCGATATGGTAGCTATGGTTACAGGCGGTGGTGTAGAAGTACACGCTGATGGTGGAACAGTACCTATCGTTGGTGTGTTTAATGGGTGTTCATTTACAGACCCCACAACAGGAGAGCAAAGATTTTCAAATCATTATCCTGCAAGCACTGCTGCTGCGGATATAATTGCTTTCGTCATTGATGACCCTATGGTTGTTTTTGAAATTCAAGCTGATGCTGCTTATCCGATTGCAGACCTATTTGGCAACCACGATATTGTCTATACAACTGCTGGAAGCACAACTACTGGTATTTCAGGGGCTGAATTAAAGGTCGCAGATGGTGGAACTGCAACTACTCTTTCACTTAAAGCAATTGATATTTCAGAAGATCCTGAAAATTCAGATGTAGGTTCGGCTCATACGAACGTAAGAGTTGTTATTCAAAATCACATATTCGGCGTCAAAGGCGCTGGGTTAGCGTAAAGGGGCAATAATATGGCTATATCAAGAGCGCAACTTGTAAAAGAGTTGGAACCGGGTCTAAACGCCCTGTTTGGAATGGAGTATGACAATTATGACTCCGAGCATGCAGAAATCTATGATACAGAAACTTCAGATCGTGCATTCGAAGAAGAAGTAATGTTATCAGGATTTGGCAATGCTCAAACAAAAACTGAAGGTGCAGGGGTATCATTTGATTCTGCTAACGAAGCATATACTGCTCGTTACACGCATGAAACAATTGCTCTCGCTTTCGCACTAACTGAAGAAGCAATTGAAGATAACCTTTATGATCGTTTAGGCGCTCGTTATACAAAGGCTCTTGCTCGTTCAATGGCTCACACAAAGCAAGTAAAAGCTGCAGCTACACTAAACAATGCGTTTAGCTCTAGTTTTACTGGCGGTGATGGCGTTGAACTTTGTTCGGCTGTTCACCCACTAAACGGTGGTGGAACTTTCTCTAACGAGCCGTCAACTGCTGCTGACCTTAACGAAACATCTCTTGAAGATGCTTTGATAAGTATATCAACATTCGTTGATGAGCGTAATATGATTATTGCCTTACGAGGCATGAAGCTTATTGTGCCACCACAGCTTCAGTTTATTGCTGATCGTCTTCTTGAATCAACTCTACGTCCCGGAACCGCTGATAACGATATCAACGCAAATCGGAACATGGGAATGGTTCCAGATGGATATACTGTTAATCACTTCTTAACAGATACAGACGCTTTCTTTATTAAAACAGACTCTCCAAATGGGTTTAAATTGTTTGAGCGTTCCGCTCTTGCAACCAATATGGAAGCAGATTTTGATACTGGAAACATGAGATTTAAAGCTAGAGAAAGATATTCTTTTGGCTTTTCAGATCCTCGTTGTGTATTCGGTTCGCCCGGAGCAGCGTAAACAAATCAAACATTTGTTCGATTTATTGAAGGGGGCGATTTATTCGCCCCTTTCTTTTTGTTTTAAACTATTGTATAAGAAAATATCCCTTGGCAGTTGCATGGTGCAACTGACTTAACCCAGAACGAGGAGATCAACATGGGTAATTCAACTTTTGAAGGTGCAGTTCGCTCACGAAACGGCTTCACTAAAATAACTACTGATGGCACTACTGGTGTCGATACTACAAATTCAACTTATTCTACTAATGCTTCCGTAGGTGGTAATCTTACCGTAGCTGGTTCTGTCCTTACTGGTGGATTCCCAACCTTAAAAGGTTTAACTGTAACCGCTAAAGCCACATCTGGCACGGTTACCTATGTTGCTGGAATTAACATCAATCCTTTTACTGGAGGAGCGCAACAGATTACTACTCTTCCTGCAGCTACAGTAGGAGTGGTTGTCGTACACGCTCAGTCCGTTGATACTACTGGTGGTACAGCATTTTTAAGTTTTGATTGTGCAGGTAGCGATGCCTATGAAACAGGTAGCATTATAGAGAGCCGTACAAGTAGTGCAGTTACGTTTGATGCGTCTACAGCCGGAGAAACTCTATTAAAGTATACTCCTGCTAACGCAGCAACAAACTTGTTTAGCATTGGTTCTTACATCTACTTCACTTGTACAACAGCAGGTCTTTGGAATGTTTCGTATAACTTTCAAAGTCTTGGAGCAGGTACTACTGGTGCGTTTGCTTTCGCAACCTAATGTTTAATTTGGAGGGGTTAACGCCCCTCCCTCATCTATAGGAGATTAATATGGGTATACAATCAGACGTCCAAGTATCGTTTATAAGTGATGAAGTTGCTGCCGACGATAATTTTATTGTTACTGCTGCTAGACCAAACACCGCAGCGACACTAGCGAATACTTCTTTTGCTTCAGGTGGAGCTAGAGTGCTAAGTGTTACAACTGCAGGTACTGGAGATAACGGAAAGACTAATACCATAGTAGGCACTGATGTTTTTGATAACGCTGTTACAGAAGTCATTACTTCTACTGGTTCCGCTGAAGCTGTTGATGGAGCTACATTTTTTAAAACAATTACTTCTGTTACAAGTTCGGCACAATTTGCAGCTAATATTGAAGTAGGGTCTATTGCAAGTGCTGCACAGTCTGTTGCTGGTGGTGCAAGAATACGTTTAAAAGGATATTCAATTGTTTCTGGTGGAACTACAGGGATTATAGAATTCATTGATGGAACTCCTGAAAGTGGGACTACTTTGTTTAAAGCAAGAACAATTGGGACAGATAACACAACATTAGACAACACTATTCCTTCTGAGGGTATCTTATTTAAAGATGGTTTGACTATTAAATATACTGTTGGAACAATTGACATGATGAGTTTCTTCTTTGCATAGGGGTTAATTATGGCTTCTAAAGGAGAAATGCCAAAGCGTAACAAAAAAAACTTTCGCCCTACAGAAAAGGGGGCTGGTATGACTAAGGCTGGGGTAAAAGCTTATAGAAAGAAAAACCCCGGATCTAAATTAAAGACAGCGGTTACTGGTAAAGTAAAGGCTGGAAGTAAAGATGCAAAAAGAAGAAAATCTTATTGCGCTCGTTCTGCTGGCCAAATGAAGAAGTTTCCAAAAGCAGCTAAAGATCCAAACAGTCGTTTACGTCAAGCT